TCATCCCCGCATACGCGGGGAGCACCATCGGAGGCCTATGGGACGGCCTCAAATCCGGGGATCATCCCCGCGGGTGTGCATAGGCATATTGATGCGTTCATCGACGTGGAGAAGCATTTTTCTTTGCCGTGGCGAGACTTTCACGGGAGGGTAGACCGGTATGGTGGTGCGTGAGGCAGCATGGGGGCGCATAGGCGTACACGCCGAAAAATTCTCCGAACAAGGGCACGAGCAAGGGCACATGGGCCGGGTGCCGTGGGTCGGGCTGGCCGTCGTGGACGCGGTCGGGTCGGTGACGTGGGGGCGTTGAGGTCCGGCCGCCTACGCGGTGGCTTGGGACGCGGAGCGTGGAAGTGCTCCCGGCAGGGGGTCGTGCTGTCTGGTGAGCGATTAGGCAGTAGGGCGGCGTCGCCGGCCCGGTGTGGAGGCTCCGGTCAGGACGGGAAACGCTGTGGGGTCTTCGCCAGATGCGGGTCACGCGGTTTGCCCGAGCGTGATCGCGGCGATGGCGATGAGGCCGCGGGCGGCAAGCGCTGTCCGTCAATGGTCAATCGGCCTGCCTTGTGGCGGGTGGTCGGCACCCGCAACGAAACTGTGGAGAGCCGCCCGGCCGGCCCGTCCGGTTCGGGCTCGTGAGTAGGGGTTCTGCGCTGCCGTTGAAGACGTTCGAAGGTATGAATAGATTCGGATAGGGATCTAGTTCCCGGAGTATTCGTGTATTGTCTTCCTCCTCCGGATCAGGGGTCTCGGGGAGCGGAAGATCTTCCGCTCCCCGAGAGCTCTGATGGTTGGGTCCCGTGGTCGGTTTTTCACCTAGCAGTAGACGGTGGGATTTTGGGGGCGGTTGCCGACGCGCTTCGCGAGAGCCTTGACGAAAACGCGGAGCACGACGTCCTTGGCCTCGTGGGGTCGATCCATGGGAGGACGCAGGTCCGTGCTGTTAGACACATCGATTCGATCAAAACTTCATTTTTCATGCGAAAAATGTCGTTTATTCGTCTGTTTCTTTCATTATTTGCTCGAAAAGCGAAGGCTGACTGGGGGGATTTTTTGTGAGATTGCCATGGTTGTCTGTGAAGAACAATGATTTTTCGCGATCATACTCGGGTTTTTTGAGTTTGATCTCGTCCATGACCGCAACGGCGTTCGCGTTCAGATCGTTGGGTTTGATTTTGATCGTGTAGGTCAAAGTTCCGGGTTTGCCGGTGTCCTGGACGGCCTGGACGAGTTCGCGCAGGTTCTCGGTCAGTTCCCGGTGGGAGTCTCCGTTGGAGAGGTTGAGCAGGATGGTGGCGAATTCGACGCCTTTCTGCTCCATCACCTCTCCGGACCGCTTGTCGACATACTCAACCATCTGTTTTCCTTTCGTTAAAGGTTCGCATTGTTTCCGGTAAAGAGAACGGCGAGGTTTCCCAGGGTCATGGTGACCGGTTGCTCGCTGGGTGCCGCCTTGCCGTGGCGTCTATGGACGGTCAGGCCGGTGTGGGCGTCGTTGCCTCGCTCGATCTCGGCCTTGATCAGCCGCTCGGACAGGCTGTTGGCGATCTCTAGAGAGACGTCGGCGTGGCAACGTCGGCCTGGCGGGCGCCGGCAGGCTGGGTTCCTGTTGGCCAGGCGTCGGCGGGTCTGCTCGGTCCTGTCGCCTCCAGCGGCCAGTTCGCGGTGGCCGTCCGCACACCCTGCCGGCTCAGTAGACTGGACGCGTTGGTCTCTTCTCACCGGGCATTGACGAGGATCCGGCCGGGCCGGCTGAGTATGCGCAGGTCGGTCGGCGCAGTGCTGTCGGGGCGCCGGCTCTGTGCCGCGCCGCCAGTCTTGCAACGGGAGGCTCACGCGACCGCCTCCGTGTTCTCGCGGGCGATCGTCGCCAGTGCGTGGATCGCGTACGCCGCCTGCTGGGGGACGACCCCGTTTCCGAGTGCCCGCAGCTGTTCCGAGCGCGACAGCCCGATTCTTGGCGCCGTCACCCAGCCTGGTTTCAGGCCCATCATCCACTCGACGAACCGGGTGGACAGTTTGCCGTCGTCCAGCGGGCTGGGAGCCTTTCTGGTCACCGTCTCCCACTGCCGGATAGCTGGAGCATACGGGGCGAACCCGCCATGACCGCGCTCGACGATGTCGTAGAAGGAATCGCTGCCGGAAAACCCCGAGGACTTGCGTCCGTCCATCTGTGAGGCGGTAGGTGTCGGCAGGAGTTTCAGCCTTTCTCGATCACGCCTGCTCGGCTCGGCGGGTGATTGCCTGAGCGTTGCTTGTGCGGGCTGTGCGGCCCACCGTTCGTGCCAGGGGTCGCGGTGGGAGTCGGCGGCGACGAGGAAGAGTCTGGCTCTGCGGTGTGGAGCGGCGACGTCGCAAGCGCGTACAACCGTCCACCACGCGTCATACCCGTGGGTGGAAAGGTCTCCGACCACACGGCCGGCTCCCCGGATAACAGGTCCATCGCCATGGATTCCCAAATGTCTCTCCCGGGATTCCAGGAGGCTAGAGGCTGACGCTGATAGGGCTCCAATGACGTTCTCCCATACGACTAAATGCGGACGAAGGTCTACGATTCCGCGCATCATCGATTCCCATAGCCCGGACTGGGTGCCGGGCCTCATCCCGGCCCGGCCGCCGGCGAGCGAGAGGTCCTGGCAGGGCGAGCCGCCCACCAGGACGTCCACGGGCTCGACGCCGCCCCAGTCGATTTCCGTGATGTCGCCGAGGTTCGGGACGCCCGGGTGGCGGGCGGCGAGGAGCCTGCACGGCCCCGGTCCGACGTCGCAGACCCACGCGAGTCTGGCTGGCCCGAGCGCGTCTGCCACGCCCATATCCAATCCGCCATAGCCCGTGAACAACGAACCCATAGAGTATGTAGCCATTCGAACCTTCTCTTCTCGATCCCCGTATCGACGTCGTGGGACGGAATTTTGACGGTGAGTGCCCAGCCAGCCTCGATATGCGCCCCGGGGGAGTGGTTCCATCCCTCCAGCTGAGCTAGGCCGTCGGCGATCTGCCGCATCGCTGACCGCATGTAGTCGTGCCGTGCGGCATCAGGCCCGAGTGTGGTCCGGACCGGGGTGATCACCTCGTATCCGATGTCGCGCGGCCGCTTCTCGGCGTCCATGAGCGCCTCGCGATTACAATCCGGTAGCCCAGTGACGGGGCCGGAAATATAGAGCTTCACGCCGTATCTCCTAGAGACAGTGGGATATCGATCGGTTTCGAAATGCGGTTCATGATCAGGGGCAGATAGCCGGTTTCGCGTTCGATGGCGATGCAGCGCATGCCCTCGGCGATGCATGCCTCGACGGTGGTGCCCGAGCCGGCGAAGGGCTCGAGGATGGTTGCCCCGTGCGGGGCGACTAGGCGGGTCAGCCAGCGCATGAGCTTGAGGGGTTTGACGGTCGGATGCTGGACGCCGCCGACTTTCGGGCGCTCGACTGCGCAGGCTTTCGCCTCGTACCGGAACACCGGGAAAAGCCGGGAGGGCCCGCTTTCGACCTCGTTCACCGTTGACGTTGACCCGCGGCCGAGCCTCCCGGTGGTCGCGCCATGCCGCGCAATGCCTGACTGGGGCGAGTCTGTTGGCGTGCCCGCCTGACGGTCGAGCTCGGTCGCGCAGCCCTCGTCGAGGGCGACGTTCGGGGTCCACCTGCCGTCGGAGCCCTCCACGTGGACTCGTGTGGCGTCGATGTTCAGCGCCCCGGTCCCGTAGGCCAGGACGTTGTCGGCGACCGTGCCCGCGAGAGGCTTGCGGGCGACGATGCACGGCTCGAACGCGGGTTTGAGCGCGGTCCCCCACCCCGCCCACGCCCGGGGTTCGGGCGTGGCGTCCCCCATCGCGTCCTTTTTGCGCTCGCCGCCGAGCTTCTTGTCAATCGCCTTCGCGACGTCGAGGTTTTTAGGGAAGCCCTGCCCGAAAAGCCAGGCGATGGAGTCCCGCACCTCCAAGCCCGCGAGCTCGATCCCCATACCCAGCTGGTGGTAGCGGCGGGGTGACCCGAAAGCGAGCAGATGCCCGCCCGGTTTGAGGAGCCGGCAGCATTCGGTCGCCCACTGTCGGCACCAGTCCACGAATGCGACAGAGGCTTTCAGGGACCGGTCGTAGCGGCCCGCTTCGGCAGCCAGGGATCGGTAGCCGCCGTTCGGCCCGCCGACGCCATCGGGCACGGGGGAGGTTTCTTTCCCCCACTCCTGACGTTTCGCGATGTCTGCGCCGTCCCACGCTTCGCCCGTGAATCTGATCCCGTAGGGCGGGTCAGTCACCACGGCATCGATGAAGTCGGCGGGGAGTTCACGCATGATCTCGATGCAGTCCCCTTGATATATGGTGACCGCATCTTCCTGATAGTAAGGTTTCATCCTGTCGTCTCTCGTGTAGCCGTCTTGAGCCAGCCGCTGCATCGGCGTCTCGTCAGCGAAGACGCCGCGGGCCGAGGACCGGTCCGTGAGTCCGAGCCTCTACGACGTCGGGGCCGGCCCCGAGCACTCTGTGCACGGCCGATCCGACGTCGAGGGCCGGTCTGGGCTTGGCGGGGTGGTCACGGCGAGCGGATTCCCGCCGGCGGGGCGTCGGATTCGCGGGTTTGGCGCATGAGCCATCTCCTGCGCGGCGTAGTGGGCGGGCGGGCCGATCCGGTGGACGGTCGGCGCGTAGCCGGGCCACTGGCCCGTTTCCAGACAGTGGGCGTACCTGTCCAGGGCGCGACGGGTCTTGGAGCGTCCGATGGCGGCGTAGTCCTCGTCCATCTCGATGACCGAGACGAGGACGGGCTCGCTCGTGGAGACGACCACGTGCAGGAAGTCGACGTTCGTCTCGCCGGTGGCCTCGGCCCAGATCATCCGGTACCACTCGCGTTGGACCGCGTAGTCGAGTCGGGCCGCGTGCCTGGCGAACGCCTCGGGCCGGGCCGACGGGGCCGTTTTCAGATCGACGAGCACGGTGCGTCCCCGGTCCGTCGTTGTCGTCCAGTCGATCCGGCCGCGCATCCACACGCCCGTGACCGGGTCCTGGCAGAAGATCGACTGCTCGGGTGTGCCGTGGGCGAAGACGCCGGCGGTCTGCGGGCAGGACAGGACCGCCTCCGCGCAGGCTCGGATCTGGTCGTAGACCGCCGGGGCGACCGGGATCTTGCCGG